TCGCGGGCTTCCTGCTCCTCCTTGGCCTTTGCCTCTTCCTCAGCCTTTTTCTTGGCTTCCTCTTCGGCAGCACGCTTGGCGGCTTCCTCTTCCTCGGCCTTCTTCTTGGCTTCGTCGTCGCCACACTCGCGCTTCAGCTGTGCCTCAATCGCCTTGTCGATAGCCTCGGATGCCTCGCGCAGTCCGACGGTGGTCTGCTCGTAGGCGGGGTGGGTGACGATGGCCACGTCATAGAGGCCCGTGATTTTCTTCACATGGCGCAGCCATACCTCCTTGCCGTCCTCGATGTCGTTGGTCTTCTCGTAGCTTACACCGTTCTCCGAGTCTTCCCAGTCGTCCTCGAAGGCGAAGGACATGCCGGTGATGTCGCCGCGCTTCATCAGCTCCAGCGCATCGTTGGCGTTGTTCGTGTGCGGCAGGTCGCAGCGGCAGTCGATGCCGTCGCCACGGAGTTCGAGAGTGAGGGTGTCCTTGTCGGAGTTGCGGAAACGTCCGAGCACGTCGGGCACCATGTTCGAGTGGTTAAGATTCAGGATCACGTCGGACTTCGCCAGAAGTTCACGGCTGATGCAGCCAGGCTCCAGAATCTCATACACCTTGCGTGTGGAGCTCCAGGGTGTGAGGTTGACCGAGCGCACGCCGAAGACTATCGGACGGCCCTCAATCTCGCGGCTCTCCTGCTGCCCCTCCTGTGGCTCGCGCAGTTGCAGGCCGCAGTCATTGGTTGGGATGAATCTTGTCTGTTTCATATTCTCGTTTTGAAAATGTTATCTACTAATCGGGCGTTTTAGCGTCCTGGGTTTACTGCGCGTCGGATATGCTTCTCGCGTTTCTTTCGTTGCTGCTGAATCTCACGCTCCAGAGCGTCGATTTCCTCTTTTGTCGGGTTCGGTGTCATATTCTTGTCTGTTTGGTGAAACTTACCTACCTTTCTTTGTTGCTCTTAGTAGGGTATCTTTCGGAAGAATCCCTATATTCTTGTCGGAGAATAACTATGTTCTTGCCAGAGAATAACTATCAACTTTCCTCGCCCTCCTTCGGCGGTTCTCCCACGGTGTAGTTGCCGGGCTTCAGCTGGGTGCTCGCGTCGCTCTTGGCGATGAGGGCTTTCAGCGTCATGAGGTTGGCCGATGCCATTGGCACGTCGCCATCTTCCACGGCTGGCATGTCGAAGTCGCGGCGTGCCTCGTTCACGGTGCAGAGTCCCGACTGCATCTTCAGCTGTGCCACCTTCGCACGGCGTTCGGGGTCCATCACCATCAGCGGGTCTTCGCAGATGTGGATGTCGCGGGTGCCGTAGTCCTTCATGCCGATGAGTTTGCGGGCAATCTCCTTCTCGTTGCGGTTCTTCAGCGGCAGGATGGTTCGCGTATGGAACTCCATCGTGGCGTTCTGATAGTCGTTGTAGTGGCTGTTGGTGTCGAGCATCAGCAGCGGACGCGGTACGCCCCAATAGCGGGCCACGTCGTCGTAGGTAATGCCCAGTTGCTCCAACATCTGCATGTCCTGTGCGGTCATGCTCAGGTTCTGGAACGACTCCAGTCCGTGCATCGAAACGATGTCGTGACCTGAGTAGAACTTCTTCTGCATCTCCTGGGCAGTCTTCTGCACCTCGCTCTGATTCAGCAGTCCGTAGGCGAGTGTGCCCACGCCCTGCTGCGGTTGCTTCTCGCTGATGATACCCTTGATGCGCCCGCCCTTTGCCGCCGTGTCGAGAGCCTGCGAGCGCAGGGTGCGGTTGAGCGTCAGAGCCTCGAAAGCATAGAGCAGCGTCGATTTGCCCCAGCCGTTCGGGTAGCGGAAGTTGTTCGGGAAGTGCAGTACGTCCGAGGTCGGTACGTTCACCTCCGTCCTGTAGCCTTGGTCGGTGAGATACACGATGCTGGCGTAGGTGGCGGTGTTGATGTTGTAGCCACAACTCTTCACGAGCCACAGGTGCAACGGGAACCCGAACTCGTCGCGCTCGATATACACGAAGCCGTTGCCCGTCAGCGTGCGGTTCAGCTCCACCAGGTTCCACAGGTCGGGAGCCGACATGATGGGGTTCGCTTCTTCCTGCAACAGGTAGTTGATGCGCCGTCCCAGTCCGCGCATATCCTGTACGAAGTTGTCGCGCTCAAAGTCCTTCTTACGGTACTGCACCGGCATCACGCTCATGGTGTCGCCACGCAGCGTCACGGCACGATAGACCGCCGACACGGAGCAAGCCGCCTCCGGGGTTCGCGTCGCCACGATGCGCTCCATGTAGTCGCCGCCCTCCACCGGCTGATTGCTCGGATGGTTCGGGTCGGTCGTCACCGGCACACCCGGCACGGGCTTTGCCGACGGGTCCGCCTCGCGCAACATCAGCGCATTCTCGGGCGTAGCCGCTTTGAAAAGATTACTGAAAAAACTCATATCTTATTCCTTTTTACTATTCGTGCGTTTTGTGCGCTGGGGTTTACTCGAAGCCTTTCCTGCCTTTTTCGGCTTCACACTCAAGATTTCCTCCTTTTCAGGTGTCCGCTCGTTGATGTTAAAGAAGTCCTCAATGGCGTGAGCCTTGCGATGGTCGTTGTGCTCCTGGCTAACGTTGATAAATCCGCGACCGATTTTACCCACATACTCCTCTGCGGTCTTCGTCAGGTAGTGGTCAATCCACGCAACCTTATGCACGGGCTTGATGGCGGGATAGAGCGTCACATCTTCGCCAACGGCATTGATCACCTTCAGTTTGCCTTTGAAACTCGGTACATGTGGCTGAACCTCGAAATGCAATCCCGTCAGACCGCCACGCACGAATGACTTGACGAACTCGGTGCCGTTTTCGAGACTTGGCTTCTCCTTGGCAACTGTGAATCGCTCGGCCATTGGTCGCGGGTCATAATGCACCAGTCCTGAGTCGGTCATGATGCGCCACGATAACAGAACCACGTCGGCTTGCATTGTATTGAGGTATGTTGGCAGGTCGTTACCATCGACACGTACCAATTCGTCAGCATCCAAGAATCCTATCCATCCGTATTCATTGCCGTGCTTCTGATAACAGTCCGTATAAGCCTGCACCTGAGAACCCAAGCCGACGGCGGTATAGTCGATAATCTCTACAGCGTCGCCGTAGCCGGTCAGCACCTCGGCAGGTCGCTCGTCACCCTCGCGGCTGTTGTCATATAGGAATATTTTCTTCACGCCCAGACTGAGGTAGTGGTCGCACCATTCACGCAGATACGGATTCTCACACCGCACGATGATGCACACCGCCACGTCCTTTGACTGCACACGAGGCTGCTGCACCTCTATCTTGTCGGTATCGTTCACAGCCCACAATGCCTCGTGCTGTTTCAGCCATGCCGACTGCCTTTGCAAGTCGCCCTGGTGCCATGACCCGCCGCCGTAGTGCTCAATAAAGAGCCGAATATCTACGTGCAAGCCTACCAGACGGGGGCGCATCCGCAGCACGTCGTCCAGCAGACAGGCACCCGTGTCAAACCAGTTACCGCGCAGGTTGGCATCGGCCTTCAGTCCCCAGCAGCGGTCGGGGTCGAAATATCGTGCGCCCTCTTTGGTCAGCTTCGGCACGTTCATGTAGCAGAGCATGGGAAGGATGCGAGGCACCTTGAAGCGGTTGCCGTTCTGGTTCCGCTGCACATAGCCGCAGAACGAATACTGCTCTTTCCACAGCTCCGTGATGTTGCGCTTCACGAGCGTGTCGCTTTCCACCAGGATAAACCCGTCGGGCAGTAGCTCCCACAACTTCTGCACGGTCATGATGTGCTTCGCACTGCCCCACACCGATGACTTATACACACCCACCTGCGGGTTGCGGTCGGGATAGAGCGACAGGAACTGCTCGAAGTCGATGATTTGCCCCTTCGTGTTGTCTATCACCTTCACGCCATTCATCTTCAGCCTGAATGGTCGTGCCTTGATGATGGTGTCCTCCTTGGAGTCGTTGCCGTTGGTGCCTGCCGGGGCGGTGATGTCTGCCGAGTTGTCAAACACCACCACGGGCCAGTCGCAGCCCTGCTTCCTGATTGACAGGATGCAAGCCTCGGTGAGTTCTGGCGTGTTGAAGTGGATGATTGCGATTGTCTTCTGTTTCATAGTTCCTTTTTATTTAATGATTTCCGTTGCTGTGATCTGGATGGTGTTCTCGTATCTGTCGGCATGGAGCGACTGGATTTGATATGTCACGCCATCGCACTCCAGCAGGCAGTCGCGGTCAATAATATTGTTCCATCTCATGCGGAACATCACGGTGTCGTAGGCATCGAGCGCACCCTCACGCAACGACTTCACGCCCTTGTTCCACGTCATGTTGGCGTGTACGCACGCCACCTGCTCGTATTCGGTCTTGGCACCGAATGCTCGTTCTTCTGGGTCTTTCTTCTTCAGTATGGCGACTCGCCACCTCAGTATGCTTGATGAATATCCCATAGTCGCTTACCCGTTTAGTGATTCCAGATATGCCTTCACCTCGTCGCCCAGCTTCTTATCCTCCTGGCGCATACTTTCGAGGATGATGGGCGTGGGCTCGCTGACGGCTGCAAACTTTTGCCACTTCGCCGTGATACGGTCTACGAGGTCTTTCTTCTCTTCGCTCTCATCGTCGGCTGCAAAGAACCCGATATTCACCAGCATACTTTGCAGTGAGTCCAGGATGCGGTTGCGCTCGTTCTTCAGCGGTGTACCTGTGAGCACGATGTACTCCTTCACCAAGAGGTCGAAGTTGTATGGTACCGCACTCAGATTGGTTGGTGATGCCGGACCTCTGCCTTGGTCGTAGCTGTTGGTCACGAGTTCGAGCGTCACCTGTCGGATGGCAGCTGGCACCTCGCCGTATGTCCCCACAAGGTTCTCATACGTGCGGTTGCACAGATAGAGCACCGTGTCTTCGGCTCCTTGGCCGTAGAGCTCCAGCACCGCATCCTCGCAGTCGAAGTCGAGTCTTAGCTGCTGCTTAATGTCGTCTATCGTCAGATATTTCATATACCTTTTATTTCTTGTATCTGATAATCGTGCGTTTCATGGTCTGGGGTTTACTGGCTGTGGAATCAGGGGGACAGGTCGCGTGATTCTTCAGCGAAGAATCATGGACCTGTCCCACTGATTCCTATGTGTATGGCGATGGGCCATCGGTGACGGTGGTCAAAGCAAATGTGTCGGCGGTTGATCCCGTGATGTCTGGTGTCGCCTTTGCCCTCACGCTGAAGGCTGAGCGAAGTGCCGAAAGGCTTCCCATGTCTATCTGTGTCTTCATCAGATAGTCGCCACCGGCAGGGATGGTCGTTGTGGTGCTTCGTGTAACTGTCGTGATGACGCTGCCTGAAGAGTTGAACACGTCGAGTACCACGTTTGCACCAAGACCACCCTGGTATTCGTCGTTGACGAGTGTCAGGTTTACGAACAGGTTTCGTGTCGATTGCGCTGTGTCGCGGTAGGCTGCAAACGACTGCTCGCGGATGTTGATGCGTACAATGGTTGCACCGATGCCTACTGTCTCTTTTTCTCCGAGGGCTATCCACTTGCCATTGGTCATCTGTCCTGTGTCGCTGGTGAATGGTATCTGGTCGGATGATGCCATCGGGAAAATCTCATATTCGCCATTGAAGGATGTCGTCAGTCCTGAGATGTCAACGTATGCGCCGTATGCAGGCACGTCTGAAATCTTTGGCCCCGTCACAGCGTAGAAGTCGTTTTGCCCGACCTTTCTCAGCAGACAGCCAAAATACATGTTTCCGACATTGAATCCTGCTGTCGGGTAGGTCAGTTCATCGAGTCTGATTGTCCTCGCGTCCAGCCCCCCGTGATTGAAGATGATGCGGAGGTTTCCTTGACTGTCGATGGTATATTCACCATACATCGAGCGGCCTATCTGTGCTTCGGCCTCATGGAAATAGCCATATCTGTTGCTCGATACGGGATATTCAGAGAAGTCGCTCAGTCGCTTGTAGCCTGATGGTTTCTGATAGCCCCAGTAGATAGGCTGAATACCGATGTCGGGCGCATTGGTCGATGATGTGTCGATACCAAACCAGAAGTTGGCCATCTTATTGATGTTACCCCAAGTCGGAATGTTGATGATGCCAAAATTCCTGCTGGCACGCTCCGCCAAGGTCAGCATCCCTTTCTTGTTGTATTCGATGGGCTTGTACTTTGCCCACATATTGATGGCCTGACTGGTGCAGACGGCTTCCAGACTGGTGCCTGAGATATGAAGTATCTGTGCGATGTCCTGCGGCATCGTCACAGGTGCATAGATGATGTTCGTTCCTGTACTCATGTCCTTTTTGTTCTTCTTATCTTAAAATCATACTCATACTCTCCAGCTTCTTCAGACGCCTTTCGAGGTCGTCAATGCGCTGCTGCTGCTCAGCCACCTTGTGGGCGAGGCTCACAGCAGACACCATGCCCACCAGTCCGTAGTCGAGCGACAGCTTGCCGTCTTTGGTCTCATGCACCGCCTCGGGCAGTATCTTCTGCCACTCCTGGGCGATGCCTCCCACGTGCAGCTCTCGGTCGTTGCCCTCCTTCCAACGGAAGTGGATAATCGAGGCACTTGCAATCGTCTCTACATCGAGACAGAAACGGTTTACCACCTCCTTATACCTGATGTCCGACAATGCAGTGACGTAACCACGGCTGTAGACATTGGCAAACTCAGAGTCACCGCTCTGGTGGATGTTCCAGTAGTTAGAACCGTTGTATGAGCAGATGTCCATCACTTGCACCCACTCGTTATTCGAATAGCCGAGTATCAGGTTGCCGCTGGTGGTCAAGATGCTGTGGTCGCCCGACTGCATCGTGATATTGCCCACTCTGGTCATGTTGCCGCTGATGTCGTTTGGCGTTCCCAGGCTCCAGTAGGTCTGTCCCCATGCTGAATACGTGGCGTTACCGCTCAGTCTGTCGGCCACGCCTGCGGCTGATGCGTATGCCACGGTCAGCGTCTTCGTCACGCCTCCGATGGTCATTCTGAGTTGGTTGTTGGCGTTGGTAAGTTCTGTGAAGAAGGTGTCGAGCTTCAGGTGTGAGTTGTCGATTTTCTTCGTCGCATCCGCTGCCGCCAATGCTGCCCACACTTGCGACATATCCACGCCCGAGGCTGGTGTCAGTGCTACCCACTTACCCGATGCGGAGTCATAGGTCAGCACCTGACCGTTGGCTGGGCTTGGTATCGATACGTCGCCCATCGACGAGAGGAAGAGTGAAGCGGGTTGCCCTGTGGGGCTCTTCCCCAACGCGGATATGTAGAGGTCAGTCCAGAAGCCGAACATCGCCTCAATGTTCACGTGCGAGGTGTCCTCTGGCATCTTGCTGTTGGGCTCTATCAGATCATTGTCGCCGCCTGCCTCTGTGGAATGGATGCGGAAGATGCTCGAAAAGAACTCTATCGACAGGTAGTTCTTGTCTACCCACGACCGTTGCGCATATCCTGACAGCATCGCGTCAATCTGCGATTGCGACAGCCCGCCGCCGCCACCGCTACCGCCTCCGGCTTCCACCATGCGCTGTATTGCATCACGACTCAGTTTCATATCCTATCATTAGCTTAATGGTCCTTTACCCTTGAACTTCACGCTCCCCGTGGCGAGGGCTCCCACCGCGCCTTGTAGGTCGGCCTGCTGGCAGATGGCACGGCCTGTCAGCACCGATCCGCCTACAACGACGCGCAGGGTGTAAGTACCCCTCACCTTCAGCAATCCCTCAAACGGGGCTCCGCTGGTCACGAGATGATTCAGCGACAACTCCCAGTCTGTCCTCCCTGGGATATACTCACGGTCGGTGGCCGATGTCTCCGACGAGACCTCTATCACGTCGCACTTCCGTGAGATGGTGCATGACTTTGCCTTGGCTATCAGTGGCGATGACCCTGACGAGCCGGCATAAATCTTGATGTCCTTTCCATGTACTATTGCCATATCTCTTAACTCGTTTTTCTTAACTCTTAATTCTTAATTCTTAACTAAAAAACTACCACGTCACCAGCTCACCCTTCCCCGAGCGACGGGTGTAGCGGTTGAGCACTACGTAGATTTGTTCACCGCTAACCTTCGACGGCCCGAGACCCTGCAAGCCTGCTCCGTCGAGCTGGTTGGCGAGGTTGCTCTGCATCGCTTTCGTCAGCACCACCTCGCCCGCATTCGCCATGATGGGCACATTGTCACCGCTAAACGAATTGCCGTCGACCATACCACCATGAGCGTAGCCTGTTGCGGAGTGGATGCTGGCGATGGTGGTTACCATTGAGATGGTTGCGGCAGCAGCGGCAGCGATGAACGCCCAGATGTTGCTCTTTGTTCCTTGATCTTCTGCCAAAGACTGGGAATATGCCAATGCGACGGAGGCAATCGCCTGCGCCACAGTCGCTGCAACTTGCGCGGCTGGGTCTTTGATGGCTGAGATGGCACTGCCAAATAGTCCGATAGCTGTACCGGCATGCTTCCATGCTTCAGCAGCATTGTTGCCTGACTTTGCAAGCAGATTCACCTTTTTCATTACGTCGTCGCTCAGTCCTTCACCGATGTCGAGGAATGGCTTGTCGGCAAATTGAGGATGCCACTGACTACCACCTCCAAGATTTGACGTCATTACATGACCACCTTGTAATTTGCCTTGCGCCTGCTCTGCATAGAGTTTCAGCTGGTTATTCCTTTTTTCCAAAGCGTGTATCTCACCTTGTATCGCCTCTTTCCTTGCTCTCGCCTGCTGAGTGGCCACGTCTCCGAGTGTCACGTATTCCTGTGTCAGTGTGTTGATCTGCGCTTGGTTCTTCTGGAGTTCGGTCTGTTCTACCTTGGTTTTGCTGAATACACCCTTACCACCACCGCCACTTTTACCGCCTGAAGTTCCGCCTTTGCTCCTGCCGTTCAGTATGCGCGTAATCTGCTTATCGACCTGTGCGATTTCCTCGCCCGTGCGCTGGGCTTGTGCGCCGAGTGCTTGCAACTCCTGAAGCTCTGTATCATTCAACTGTCGCAGAGCCTCGCCCATCTTCTCTTGGGCTGTCACTGCCATTGGGACTTCTACGGCTGTCGTACCTCCAAACATGCCGCCTGGTATAAACTTCAGTTTCTTGCCCGTCGGCATAGTTTCTTTCAGTTGCTGATAGTTGCCATACGAACCAGTGAGAGCCTGTTCAAGATTGCCCCATGGTACACCACGCTCGGCTGCAATTTTGCGAACAGCCTGCGAGTAGGCCTCTTGCTCCAGCTTCTGACGGGTGCGCAGTTCTTCCTGATATGCTTTTGCGGCCTTCTGCACGTCGCCTTTCGAGGTCTCGCCCATTCGATAGCCAGCCATTGCCTTGGTCAATCCTGTGCGAGTTCTCTGGGTGTTAATCTGATTGAAGGCGTTAAACGTGCCGAGGTTATCGAGTGCATCGTAAGCAGCGCGAGCGGCTTCGGTGATGGTGTTGATGTTACTCAGAAAACCGCTGATGTCACCGTTATTGATGGAGTTAAGGAATCCGTTATAAAGAGACTTTGATGCTTCAACCGTCCTTCCCCACTCGTCGAGTTGTTCCTCATTCTTGAAGAAGGCATCTTTTGCCACCTTCAGCGCACCAGTCACGGCACCGATGGCAGCACCGACTGCCGTGAACTTACTCATACTGAGGCCAATCCCCTTCGTGAAGTCATTCCACGACTTCTGAGCCTGGCGCATGCCCTTCTCATATTGATTGCTCTCGAGAGTAAGTTTAACTAAACTATTCGCCATATCTTATATATTTTTTACTTCTTCTTTATATATTGCTGCCAGCTCCTCGTCGATCACAGCCGAGAGATTGCCCGCTGCCAGTTCTATCTCTTTCGGTGCCATGTTCTGGAACCAGTTGCGGGCTTCGATGCTTCCACGATTGCCGTATTTGGTGCTTCGTGTCACAGTTCCCGAAGACACAAAGCGCAAGATAAATGCTCTGTCACGTCCAAAATAACTGTCAACTTGTTCTGTGCGTGCGCTACGAGGTCGGCGGTTGCCACCTCGCTGATATGGGTTGTGGTCGAGTTTCCTATCCTTAATGAGCTGGTATCGCTGCCCTGCCTTTTTCGGGTTCAAGATGCTCACGTTACCACCAAGAATCTTTCTGTATACGGTAGACTTAACGCCTCGATATGCCTTGCGTGGGTCTTCTTTCATCTCGTAGCGTGCATCCTCACGCAGTCGCTTGGCTGTGTCTTTCAGTTCCTCGCGTATAATCTTACGAATACGGTTGCGCGTCTCTTTGTCCGTAAACATGAGACGTGCAAAGGCTATGCTTTGGGCTTCTACCAACTGCTGATTTACTTCAACTTCTACCATACAAAAAAAATGCGCAATTAGTGCTACTATACACTAACCGCGCATTTTGTGGTCTTGGGTTTACTTTATCCCTCTGGCTCCAGGTCTCCACCCTGGGAGTCGCTTTTGCCGCCGCCGCCCTGCTGGGTGTCGTCGCCATCGGAGTTGACACGCTCCACGAAGGCCTTGGTCTCGATGCCGATGCGCTTCACCTGATATTCCTCCTTGTCGAGCAGGTCGGTGAACTTCTGCATGCAGGTGGCACGGACTCGGCAGGTGACACCGCCAGCCTTGTCGATCAGGTCTCCAGCGTTCTCAGCCGTCAGTTCGGTCACGGTCGGGTCGAGCTCCTTGGCACGTGCGAGGTTGATGTTACCACCCTTCACGTGGATGTCGGGGTAGATGCGGATGGCCACGTCCTGGCCGTTGTTCAGTTGGATAGCGAAACCTTCCGCCATCTTCTCGGCTGCTGCCTTGCAGAAGTTCTCGAGAACCATTGCAGCCACCTGTTCAGGAATGAGGTCGTGGCTGGCATGTGCAATCTCGCGGGCGAGTGCCTTTGTGTCGCAAGTGCGCAGGCTCTCGTTGGCCGTGATAGTGGGTTCGGTACCAAGGGCTTGATTGCCCAGATTCAGTTGTCCTTTGTATTCAATCATGATTAATTTGAGTTATAGGGTTATACTATATCGTTTTCCTACCTTTATACTATATCGCTTGCCACCCTTTATACTATATCGATTGACACCCTTTATAGTATGCGCCTTTTTCACACCAGTTTCTCCATGAGCTTCAGCTTGGTCACATCGTCGCGCCATGAGTGGCTGATGGCGACTGGGATGAAGACACGGCCAGCCATCGTGATGCGGTGGCGTGGCGAGATGTCGGCGATGGCGTCAGTGCGCAGTTCGGTTGCGATGCTCTGCTTCGACTCCGCCCAGTAGTTGGCGATACGGTCGGCCAGGTGCTGCTCTGGGTGTGCCTGTGTGCCTCCGAACGAGGTCGTTTCCATATACGAACCATCTGCGTTAATCAGCAGGCCGTAGCCGTATTTCATGTTGTCGTCTGATGCGAAGATGCAGTCCACGTTGTAGTTTCCCGTCGCCTGGTTGCCGTTGGTGGCTGAGTATTCCTTGCTCGTTCTGCGCTCGGTGACGAGCGAGCGGCCTCGTTGCTCACTTGCTGTGGTGGGAATCCACACCTCGTCGCGTGTGTACTCAATCTTGAAGTTGGCGATGTCGCACGATGGGAACGGCCACTCCTCGTCGATGCTGGCGGTGGCTCCGAGGAAATCAATAAACACATAGCCGAAGAGGGCATCGCTGGCTGAGATGGGGATAGCATCGTAGACTTCGATATGCTGGTCTATCAGGATGGTGTCGTAGAATCGCCCTGGCCCCTTGATGCTGCCACCCGTCATGATGAGCCACGCCTCTTGCTGCGATGCCTGCTGGGTCTCTCGCCAGCCATAGGTGCCCGTCGGAGATAGGGCTGAGATATTGTTCAAGTAGAACCACTTGGCGGTGGCTCTTGTGCGACCTACACCGATGCGCACTCGCAGGATGTTGCGGTTGGTGGCATTGTCAAACTTCAGGGCACCGTGATAGATTTCGCCGCTGACCTTCAGCGAACCCGCACCGAAGGCCATCATCTTCTTCGTCTGTAGCGATACGGTGGCGTGGTTGAAGTTGTAGGTCTTTGGCAGGGTAATCACGTCGCATACCGAGGGCTTGTCGGCATCCTCAGTGCTGTAAATCTGTCTGCGGGTGAAGTAGCCAGCCACGCCTGATGATGGGGTCGAGCCGTCGAGCTGTCCCGATGTGAAGCTGCGCGTGATGGGTGTCATGTAGTAGCCGATGGTCTTCGAGCCATCCTCACCGATCCACGTATAGCCGCGAGCCTCGAAAGCCTGCTCCACCGACGGCGGGAATGCCTCTATCACCTGATCCTCGTTGTTGCAGTCGCTCTTCACCACGGCCTTGTTGTAGCCCAGGCATATCGACAGGTCGTTGTCAGTCGAGGCGAAGATGTCGCCGTGAAGGATCAGCCCATCGTAGGCATCGTTGGTCGTGCCGGGGATGGTGCCCGACACGTATACGGCCATCTCTGAGAGTTCTTGGCGTGTCAGTCTGAGGAATCGTGTCGCGTCGGTCACTTGGTCGCCCTGTGTCAGGTAGAGTGTGCGCCCTTTCGTGCGCAACGTCCAGCCCCAATACTTGCACATATCTTCAAGCATCTCCTGGAAGTTGTATTTTGCCACGAGGTCTGCCTCGCTCTCTCCGCCATTGTCGAGGAAGTTCTGCCAGTCGAATTTCTTCAGCAGCCACTGCTGCGCGTCCGTGCCGCCCTGTACGTAGATGGTGTCGAAACCGATGGGCTGTGGCAGTTGCTGGAGAGCCTGGTCGAGCAGGTAGGCGAAGTTGCGCAACGCGATGCTGGCGGTCGAGGGCTCCTTGCTCTCCAAGGCAGCGATGGGGCATTGAATCGGAAACTCATACTGCTGGGGATTGCCGTAGAGCTCAGAACCGAACGTCTGAGCCTGCATGAAGCCTTGCCATACGACGTTGCCCGCGCCGTCGGTCAGCGTCACGGGGCGGTCGGTGGCTGTCACGGGGTACAGGCTGCTGATGTCGAAGGCCACATCCTGACCGTTGGCATTCACAGCCTTGCCGTCGTCTACGATGCGGAAATAGCCGCTCTGTGTACGGATGGGAGCGAACATGTCCTCATCGTCGTCCTCGTCGGTGGTGAAAGGTTCTTCGCCTCCCTTCAGCTTCAGCGGGTAGCCAGATGGCGGTGTGCCGTCTTTCCATACGTTTGCGGTGTAGACCGTCCCCGCACGGAGTGACTTGAATATGATTTTCCAATGAATACTAAAAGCCATTTCTTACGTCGTCTATGCTTTCGGTTTCAGTGCGTCGATGGCCTTGGCGTAAGGCTCCCAGTCGATGCTGTCCTTGCGCTGCCAGCCTACATTCAGGCAATAGTTGATATACTGCACGCCACCCTTATAGAAGCGGTCGAGCTCTTCAAAGGTCTCGAAGGTGTGATAGATGGGCTGCTTGTCCTCTGTCTCATTGAGCTTGAACTTCACGGGCACGATCTGCAATCGGTGAGCCTCCGAGAAGTTTGTCTGGTTCTCCTTCGACAGCCATACGGTGATGGGCTGCTCCTCGCCATCTGGCGTGAACTCGTAGCCGTTGAGTATCTTCGCATCGGTCTGCGCGTCAATGTCGGCATTGACTTCCTCTTTCACCTGCTCGATGCTTGGCAGGTCAACCTTCTTTCGTGGGAAATACACCTCGTGCCACTCGGAGAGCGCAGAGCCCTCCAGTCGTCTCAACTCGTAGCCGACGATCGTCCGGCTGCGTTCCTGCTTCACCAGCGCGAAGTCCGCGCCATTGCCACACATTTTTGCCATATCGAAAAACTTTTATATGATTATTCTACACCATGCGGGCGAAACACGGTCGTAGGTTTACTCTTCAGAAAAGCATTGCCTGTTGGTGGGGCTGTCGTGGCTTCTGTGGTTTCTCGTCATCGTCATCATCGTCTTTTTTACTGAGTTTCTGCTGGCCTTTCCAATCATCGAATGCCTTTTTAAGTCGTTCGTAGGTTAGCGGTGTGTCGTCGTGTGGCAGCTCAATCTCGATATCCATCTGCTTGTCGTCGATGGTCTCCAATTTCACCCGATTAGGCACAAACTTGTCGAGCGACTTTATCTGGAAACCAACCATCGTATAAGTGCCTTGCTGGTTCTTTCCACCGATTGTCTTATGCACCACGGCTATCGGGTCGCCTGTGTTCTCGCGCTTATGCTTCTCGTTGTTGTAAGTAATGACACAGATGAGCCATGCACTCCATTCGTATGCGTGCCAGAACGAGCCTTCCTTGAACATGTGTATGATGTTCCAAGATGCAGGCTCTTTCCTGTCTGCTTCAAGATTCAATATATCTTGGCGTGCTGCCATAAATCTTTCCTTTTCTTTTTATAAGCAATCGCTTGCCGCTTGCGCGGCGGGCGATTGCTTGGTTTAATAATTTTGTTTGTTATGTCTTGTCAAGACCAGTTACTGCACCGCCCTGACAGAGAACCCGAAGAACCGATTGAGGCTGTAGGCTGGATTGACTCCTCCACTATCGAAGTACAGATGGTAGCCGTGCGTCTGCGAGTAGAGCGACGCGCTCCAGTAGCGGCCGTTGGAGCCTCTGTCGTTCAAGCCCGTACCGTAGCGGCTGCCAGAGGCTGGGAAGAAAATGGAGTTGCCGTTGATGCGCGAGGTGAAGCGACGACCTGCCACACCATCCTCGTCGGTCCAAATAGAGTCGCAGTTATCATACAACTCCTGGAACTCCGGCTGTGTCGGCATACGCCACGGAGTACCCATGTTATGGCGGGCTGCGTCGTAGTCGTTGCCAGCGGTGATGTCGCCTGTGAGGGCTGCGCCTGGGGTGCTGGCGTAGGGGCCGTCGTTCGCTGTTCCGAAGTCGTAGCCGTCGGTGCCTGTGTGTCCCGTGATGTTTCCCCATGAGAAGTAAAGACCATCGTCGTATGGCGAGGCAGCACCCACGTTGTGCTCGCACCACAGCAGACCTGAAGGCAAGGCGAGGTCAACGGCTCCTGATGGTGTGGAACCTGTGATGCCTTCGATGCCTACGACCTGCCAGTAGGTGCCGTCGTAGATCATCGTCAGTATGGTGTTGGCATGTACCTTGCCAATCTCCATGGCACGCCCGAAGTGACGGATGGCGATGGCCGCACCACTGTTGATGCTCAGCGTCGGGTTGGTGGCGGTGAAGGCATTCTGGAAGAGCACCGAGATGCGGCAGTTGGGCAGCAGCAGGAAGTGAGGGATGCTGACGGTCTTTGCGGGTGTGCCACCGTCGGTCGTACAGGTCGGGAATCCGCCACCGAGCATCGCACAGTCGGTCACCTTCAGTTGTAGGTCGCTAATCTTCTTGCCACCGTCCTTGATGCCACCGTTCTCGTCGATGACCATAATGTCATCCTCCACGGCAGCACCCTCGCCAGTCATCGTCAACTTGTCGGTCTTCGTGTTGGCGATATTATCCACCTGGGTCTTGTTGTAATACTGAGCCAGTGCGGTGTTGACGGCCGTCGAGATCATCGTGCCTACCTGCGAGGTGGTCGAATAGTCGGCCAGAGCGGCGTTCAGCGCGGCGGTGATGGCGGCATCGGTCTGAGCCTTGGTGTAGTAGTTCGAGAGGTCAATGGTTGTCGAGCCAATGCACTCCCATGAGTAGGTGGTGGTACCTTCCTCGACGGTGGTCAGCGTGATATACTCATCCTTGTTGTTCTGTGTTTTGGGATCGGCAGACGGCACAAGGTAGATTTTGCCAACGGTCTGAGCCGATGCTTCGGGCAGCGTCTGCACGGCCTCGTACTGGAATTGCTTGATAGCTGCAATCAGCTGGTCAACCTGTGCTGCTGAGTAGGTCTCACTCTTCAGATAGTAATTCGTCAGGTCGCTCACAGCCTTGGTGATAAACGAGGCGAGTGCTGCCTGGAGTGCTGCTGTAAGGTCGGTCTCGGGGATGCCTCCCTGTGGCTTCTGATAGGCTGTCGCTCCGTCAGCGGCTCCCGAGCGGATGTCGGCAAGGTCGGCAATCACGTTCTGCTTACCGCTCATCTGCTGATTAAGGGATGCCGTATCGACGAGCTTGTTCAACTCCGATGCGGCAGATGGAATCTTCGCCTCAATCGCGTCGATGTCGTCGGTGTTCGCCTTCTCAGCGGCCTTTGCGCGGGTCTCCTCTGCGTCGATATTGCCCTGAAGGGTGGTGTCGGCCTGCTGACGGGCGGTTGACTCACTGTTGATGTTCTGCTGTAGAGTTGATTCGGCTCCGCGTGCTCGCGTCTCTTCGTTACCCACCAGTTCGTTCACCTCGGTCTTGTTATAGGTTGTGGCCTGGGGTGCTGACACGGCACCAGCCTGCGCTCCGCTACGGATGGTGTCAAGGTCTGCGATGACGGCCTGCTTGCCAGCGAGCAACGTAGTGAGTGCCTCATTGGTCGGCAATGCAATCAGCTTCTGCACCAATCCCGATGTGATGGCCGAGTTGATAGCCTCCCACTGGACAGCGGTGAAGCCAGAATTGTTGAGCGCAAACTCGAAGGCCCACGACGTGCCGTTGAACTTGTATCTTTCGACACGTGCAATTTCCGTCGGTGTCTCGTCGCTTGTCGGAATCTGCACGAAGGCATAATCGTTGTTGTCAGCCACACTAATGACGCTACCCAGTTCGGAGGCAATCTCCGCACGGGTGGCAGTGGTGGTCAGGTGTAGGTCGCTCACCTCGTTGTATGAGCCACGGTAGGTGGCGGTAGCGGTGGCGGTGGTGCTGTTCACGAACTGCTCAGTGGTGAGCTTGTTCTGTGGTGATGCGTCGGCTGGGATATTCCCCTCGATGGTGGTCACGCGAGTATCGAGAGCCTGCTCTGCTGCTTCGGCTCGTGTCTCCTCGCTGTTGATGTTCGTCTGGAGGGTGGCATCTGCTTGCTGACGGTTCAGTGCTTCTGCTGAGATATTGCCTTGCAGCGTGGTGTCGGCCTGCTGACGTGCCGTGGCTTCGTTGGCAATATTCTGCTGGAGCAGATTCTCGGCACTCTTCGCACGGGTCTCCTCCTCGTTGACGTCTGCGATGCGTGCCATGCGCTCCGCGTCGATGTGCTGCTGGAGGGTGGTGTCGGCACTCTCGCGGGCTGATGCTTCAGCGGCAACAGCCTCCCGTCTGGCTTGTACCTCGGCTGCAACGGCATCCTGTCGGTCTTGTGTCTCAGTGTCAATCTTACCATCGAGCACACCCTCCGCATCCCCGGCACGGGTCGCCTCGGCTTCGATGTGCTGCTGAAGCGTGGTGTCGGCCTGCTGGCGTGAGGTTGCCTCGCTCTCGATGTTGGTTTGCAACTGCTGCTCAGCGTTCTGAGCGCGTTCGGTTTCTGCGGTCAAGTCCGCCTGGGGGGTTGAGTTGTTCAGAATCTCCTGAACCTCGTCGCCTGATTGGGTCAATCTGTAATCTGCCATGATATTCTATTTTTTAGTTATTATTACTATTATCTTGTGCAACAATGTTTTTATGAAGTGCTTTTGACAATTTCTGAGAAATTTCTTCAGCCTTCTCACGAAGCACGTAGAGATACTCGTCGTTTCGTGTCAAAAGCGGACTGTAGATGGTGTAAGGTTCACCATGTTCAGGTGTGACGGTCTCCGTGGCCACCAGTCTGAGATACTTCGCTGCGATGTCTGGCTCTTCGGTGCGCTCAAAGTGGATGTCATGACCCTCACTGCTGCACTTCGGGCAGTTGAGAAGCACGGGGCACGGCGTACTCACCACGAAGCAGATGACCTGTTCGTCCACCTCCTCGCGCTCGCCGTCGGGGTCGATGTCAGTATCGTGGACGTAGTACACGGTTCGCGCTACGACCTTGCCCACCATGCCACTGGTGGAGAACTGCATGATGTATTCGCTGACAGGGCTTGGTGCCATCTCTGACTTCTGTATAACGAGCTTCTTCCCCATCATGCCGTAGATGAGCTCCACACGGAAGTCATCCTCTTCGATGTTGAAGTTGGGATTGCGCGAGGTGACGATGTATTTCACCTTCTCGCCTTGTTGGATGATGTCGTTTTCTGTCATATTTGCAAATATTTATATACAATAACCCCCCGAAACGAGGTCGGTGGTTTACTTTACTTATTTCTTCAGTAGATTGTCGATGACTTGCCGGCGGTTGCGACCGTAGGCTGCTGGGACATACGATACGTGAATCCAATAAGTGCCGCTGCGGTCGTGCTCCCATATGAGCTGGTCGAAGTTCAAATGCGTCTTGATCCAGTCAAACCACTTGCGGCCTTTCTTCAGGTCGCCGTCGATGCAGAGGTCTGCCGCCTGGCCTTTCGTGTGCTGGCTGTTCGAGACTCCGCCGACGGCACGGTTCAGCCGCTCGCAACGGTAGCCGCTGCTGATCCTGATGGACTCGTTCATTGCCTCGCGGAGAGGTTCAAGCACGTAGGCAGCGAGGTACACCAGACAGATAATCTGCTGTACGTTCGGTTTGTTGTCTATTCCCTTCGCCTTGGCGGTCGCCGAGGCGTAGAGCTCTTCGATTGTGAAGTGCATAGTTACTTGTGTACTCATATTTCTTTTATTTTTGACATAAGAACATAAGGGACATATTTTCTTTTGTTCTTCTGTCTAAAAATCTTCTGTTCTTATTATCTAAATCCCATTCTCAGGCTCGATGTCATGCTGTTTTGCCTCGGGGCGGATGGTCTTCTCAATCTCTCCGTTTGGCGATACAATTACGGGCACACGGATGGCGCAACCCTCTCGGCCACACAGAAAAGGGCTCAGACGCTCCAGCTGTCGAGCGTTGCGGGCGATGTCGCTCTTCATTTTGTTGCGCTCATCCTCGGTGCTGTTTTTGAACTCACGGAACTCTTTCTGCAACTTATCGAGTTGATCACGAAATTCGATGTAGCCCTGCTTGTAATGGTCACGGTCTTCGCGCAGTTCAGCAATCAGCCGGTGGTTGTCATCCACCTCCTTCTGTTTGTCGTCGAGTATTTGCTGATAGGTGTCTTGCACCTTCTGAGCCATATCGATTTCCTTCGACTTGGCTTCAGCCTCTTTTTCTTTCACCTCTACTTCGGCTTGTTTGGCTTCGGCCTTGGCTTTCGCCCGCTGCCAACGCCATGTGAAGATACCTCCTACGGCTCCGCCACCGAAGAGCAGGCCGAGGATTCCGATGATTGAATCAATTGTAATTTCCATTTTTCCGAATTTATAAATCTATAAATCGCGGAAAAACAGGTTGTGGGTTTACTCTGTGCTTTTCAAGAAAATCCCCGAAGGCAATAAATGAAGTATTCGAACTGCCTTCGGGGTGCTTATGTAACTTTATGTGCTCACCCGTCACGGGCTTGCGAGTTGCCTCACGGCAAATATCTCTTCAGTTTCCCGACTATCCACACGATTACCACCATCAGGGTGATGATACCGATCCAAATCAGCCCCTTCTGCCACCACCCCAGCGGCTTCTCCACATACTCCGTCACTGGGTAAGGCTGCGGGATGGTGTCGCGCAAAGACTGGTAGAGCGTGTCGTGAACATCGCGCTCCACATACTTCGTGTGCCACTTCTCTATGCGGATGGTGTCGCCCTTCTCGCTCACGCGGATTGAGTCGTGCAACCATATCGAGTCGCGCTGGTGCTTCGCCACATACGTCGTGTCGTGCGTCACCCGCTCCACCGTGATATACTCGGTTTTCGTGCATCCGCACACCACCGCCGTCACCACCACCGCAAAAAACATGTTTATTATCTTTGACCTCATAATCTTATGTTCTTTTGTTCTTATTATCTAAAAACGTTATTATGTTACTTTGTCTTATTATCCGCCCACGACAGCCCATGCTTCGCCAGCAGATCGTCGAGGCACTCCATCGACTTCTTTCCTGAATCACGGAATTTCAGCCAGTCCATCCTACTGAGTTTCGTCAGGTCGCGCAGCGTCTCGATACCCTCACGTTTGCAGATATTGTAAGCACGAATACTTAAGTCAGCCTTGCACTCCTCGATGGTCATATCCAGAAACGGATTGCAAACTGTCTCCTCCTGTTCCTCGTCCTGAACCTCGTCAATATACAAACCGATTCGGTCAGGCTGCGTGCCGTCGATCACTCTGAGGCGCACCATGTAAGTGTATTCCTCCTCATTATCATCACCGTAGTGCAGCACCACCATGTCGCCAACGGCTGGCACCATACCACTCCAGTTCGGCCACTGCTTGATAAACTCGCCAGTGTCGTTCTTATAAAAGCTAATCTGTGTCATAATCCTTGATGTTTTAATTTATTACTTAAACTGCCTTTGCTGCAACTTCCTTTTGATGGCTTCGGCACGGAGGCGTTCCATGCCTTGCTGGAACTTCGCCACGGCCTTGTCGCGGTATTCGTGCAGGGGGTTGAGGGTGGGCATCATGGTGCCGTCCTTGCGGGGGATGGTGAAGGTGTCCTGATAGCCGGGGGCTGACATTTGTTCGGT